AACTATTGAGGCAGATGATATACTTGAGGCTATAGAAGATAGTAATGTCTTAGCTTATGAGATAGGTGGCTATCTTAGGTCCATGATTGAGATTAAGGAGTGATTCCTTCGTAATATGTACCAAACTTTAACCTAAGATATGAATCAAGAAGCTTATCATCCTCCAGTAGATCCCTTGCAAACTTCTGTACAGCATAATCAGGATATTGTTCATGTCTTAGTTTTATGAAGTGGTGATTGGCCATAAAGCCTATTACTGATGCAGAACCAAAGGCATTGTAAAAGTAGATAGCTACTCCTTTATGTAATGGCTTGTAGTTTACTAATGGTTTGATAGTATCATTAATCACTACGTAATTGGTACTGTCTCTTTTAACCATATGCTTTGTGGGCATTGGCAAATGCAGTATTTTATTTCTAAGTATCACTTCAGTCTCAGTAAGCATTCCTACAGGTTTTACTGTCACTGGTACATAAAGAGGAATGTTCACCAAATCACCAAAGTAAATGGAGCTTGTATCTTGACATTTGTAAGTATTAACTAGGATAGGATTTATCCTGGTATCATATATCGGCATAGGTGCAATGGCATTAATAATCTGATTCTCCAGTTCCCTTTGATAGAACCTGTACTCATCAATAGATTGGTAATACTCCGAGTAAGATATGTCCTTATACCTGCTGCTCACTTTACCTACTGAAAACTTATCAGGCTTCATATTGGCTATCTCTCTTCTGATAATGGTGAACATTCTACGAGCTGTAATGAGTGATTCAAATACATCTCTCACCTGTTCTACGTTAGTTAGTTCCTCAGTACCGGTAATCTTATAGCTTGGATTGTTATCGTAGAAGTCTACTACTTTTAATGCATTGTTATAAACTACGAGTGAATCTTGAGGAGTAGGACAATCTATCTTTGTACCATAAACATCTTTACACTGGGCATTAATTGCATAGGAGTATACGGTTAAACATAGTAGTAGGGTGGCTTTCATCCTACAAAGTTACCATCAATTAAGTTGTGGTATTTGTTGTAGTTAGTAAATAAATTGTAACTTAGTAGTGAATAACCAAGAAAAATTCAGCATGGGAAAAATGGGAGGAGCAAGACCAGGAGCAGGTCGTAAGACTAAAACTGAGGAGCTTCATATAAGAAACTTAGCACTTCAAGCTGTGGAGGAGACATATGGCAGTATTGTTGATGGGCTGAAACATTTGCTATTGAGCAAGGAACCTGCACTGGTTAAGTTTGCATGGGGCCATGCTATAGGTAATCCAAAGGAGTTCATGGAGATGGATGTGAATGGAGTGATGGAGACGGTGCAGATAATACAGCTACCGGATAATGGAAGGGATAACGACATCAACATAGATACACATACACCATCAGCTAATTGATTAATTACTCATACATACAACCACAGGTAGGCTATCAACAGATAGCTTTATCATCACCTGCAGATATAGTGATAGGTGGTGCAGCTGCATTTGTCGGTAAGACATTTGCATTGCTACTGGATCCATTGCGACATATTGCTGTACCTAACTTCGGAGGAGTAATCTTCAGGAGGACATCTGTACAGATACGTAATGAGGGTGGATTATGGGATACATCAATGAAGCTTTATAGATTGGTCAATGCTGAGGCTAGGGAATCATCATTAGACTGGAAGTTCCCATCAGGAGCAAAGATATCATTCAGGCATTTGGAATATGAGAAGAATAAATATGATTGGCAAGGTTCTCAGATACCATTCTTAGGATTCGATGAGCTTACTCACTTCACTGAGTCTATGTTCTTCTACCTTCTATCAAGGAATAGAAGTGATTGTGGTGTAAGACCGTATGTAAGAGCTACATGTAATCCTGATCCTGAGAGTTGGGTATTCAAGCTTATCAGTTGGTGGATAGATACTGATACAGGCTTTCCAATATTGGAGAGAAGAGGTAAGCTGAGATACTTCATAAAGTACGGAGAGAATTATATCTGGGGTGATAGCTACGAGGAAGTGTATGAGAAAAGTGAGCATATCATTGCACCAATGATAGAGGCAAGTGGACTGAAGGCTAAAGACTTTATCAAGTCTATTACCTTTGTTTCGGGTTCCATCTATGACAATAAGAAGGGATTGGAGAATGATCCATCTTATCCTGGTAATCTGCTTAGTCAAGATGAGGATACGAGAAGGCAATTATTGGAAGGCAGATGGAAAATAAGCAATAGTCCGAATGATGTTTATGAACATGATCCATTCATGGGTATGTTTGAGAATCTAAAGGGAGTGAACAACGAGGGTAGATATATCACAGCAGATATAGCCATGAAGGGAAGCAATAAGTTAGTGGTAGGATATTGGGAAGGGATGGAGCTTTGTGATATTGAGATAATGGATAAGAGTGATGGTAAGCAGGTGATAGAATTAATTGCTAATATGGCTAAGAAGTATTCGGTAGAAAATCGGTATATTTGTTACGATGCTGATGGTGTAGGAAGTTATGTCGATGGTTTCATTAGAGGAGCTGTACCATTTAATGGAGGCTCAGGTGCAATGGCAGTCAAAGATGAGACCAGTGGCAGACTTATAAAAGAGAATTATTTCAATCTAAAAACACAATGCTATTACCGTACTGGTGATAGAGTGATGAGTGGAATGATGAAGATAAATAAGAAGGTGGCAGATAAGATGTATGATAGTTCGATGACAGTGAGGCAGAGGTTTATGTTTGAGAGAAAGGCAATTAAGAGGGATAAGGTAGACATGGATGGGAAGCTAAAGATTATCAGCAAGGATGAGATGAAGATTAAGTTGAATGGAGATTCTCCCGATCTCATGGATATGTTTATGATGAGGGAAATATTTGAGTTAAAACCTAAAATGGTATTTGCATATGGCACTATTTGATAGATTCTTCGGTACTACGAAGATGATTACTAACCTGCAGAAACAGGTTAAAGCTTTACAAGGACAAAACTTAGGAATGGTTATCAATGCTACTACGAGCATATATCCAACATGGCAAACGATAGAGAACATCAATACCTACACAACTGTAGATGATGTATATTCTATCATCAGTCTATTGGCAGATACTGCAGCAAGGATAGAGATGAATGGCTATGAAGTAATCAATGATACTTCTATGAAGTCATTTAGAAAACATGGTCAGCAAAGTATTCAGGGTAAATATTACAGGAGCAAGGCTATGCAGGATCTACCAGAACAGGATAAGTTTGTGGAGTTCTTGGATGGCATAACTTATGAGGATAAGATTAAGTACTACTCACTTTTGTATATCACTGGTGAGTTGTTTTTGTACAAAGAAATCTTGGAGCTTGGACCTAATGCAGGAAAGATTACACTTCACACATTGAATAGTCAGAATGTTACTGTGATTATCAGTGATAGTTTCCCACAAAGAGTGATAGGCTATAAATACTTCGATATGGGATTTGATGGTACATTCACCACTGAAGAAATCATCCACATTAAGTACTTTAATCCAACAGTCACCAACGGCTTAAGATGGAGAGGATTGAGTCCATTGCAAGTTCTTAGTAAGAGATTGACGAGACTTAATGCCGGGATGGATGCTTCTGTAGCACAAATGCAGAACGGTGGAGTACCAGGAATAGTTTATGAGAAGAGTGACTTTGCTATTGAATCTTTAGGACAGAGGAAGAATGACTTTGCAAGTTATCTAAGGAACAGCAGTAACAAAGGGGCACCATACTTTGCAGCAGGAGAGATGGGGTACTTGCAGATGGGATTATCATTAGCAGATTTAGATGTATCAACACTTAGTGGTGTGGATTTCACTAAGCTTTGTAATGCATACAAACTACCAGAGGTATTATTAAACAATCAAAACAGCTCAACTTTTAACAATGTATCAGCAGCTGAGAAGATGTTGTACACTAATTCAATCCTTCCTAACATATATCTGTTTAGAGATGCTTTAATCAATAGCATTCTACCAATGTATAATGATGGAGTAAAGAGAACAATAGAGATAGACTTGTCTGAGATACCTGCATTGCAATCAGACATGAAGATGCAAGCTGATGCATTATCTGCTATGTGGTGGATTACACCAAATGAG